GCGGCATATTGAGCCGGATTATTCCCATCTGAACTTGGAGCATAATGGGATGCAAAATCTGCCAAATTCCAATCTGGATGATTATTAATTTTGCTTTGTATGTCGTTAAGGAGTGCAGCTCCTCCATCTTCTGGAGTAGAAAATTGAGCAAATCCGTTTTTTCCCTGTGTCGCTCCTTGCTGACCTACAAACTTTAAATCTCCTGGATTATTGAGTTGTGTAGGAATATTTGCCATAATTTATTTGTTTATTACCCATTTCCCATCTTTCTTAACATAAGTTCCTAATCTTGTTTGTGCTGTTTCTCCTTGATTTCCAATCTGTCCGATAGTCTGTTGTAGCTGTTGCATCTTTATTTGAGCAGTTTTATCAAGCTGATCTATTACAGATAAAATTCCCTGTCCGTTCATCGATGAATCTATCAAGCTCTGTGCGATGCTTGTCTGAAGATTTGTTTGGTTCTGTCCTGGCTGAGTAAGAATACTTGCATAAGAACTTGATAGTTCTGTAATTATATCTTGTAATTGTTTATAGCGTGGATCGCTTACATTATTAGCAATTACTCGTAAAAATGAGTTGACTTCATTTAACTTGGACGGATTAACACCTGAATTCTGTAGAAATGGAACAAGCCGTTGGTCTACAATGCCCTTTGCACCGTTATAAGAAGATAACCAAGTATCGTATTGATTCTGGAAATACTTAACAGATTCAGCATTTGCAGCCGCCGCTGGTCCGGTCCCAAAATTTCCTCCGCCAATAGGTTGTCCACCTGATGCAGTTCCAGCTTGAGCGGGCTGATAGTATCCCAATCCATAAGATGATAATTGCGGAGCAGTATATCCAGCCGCAGCATTTAATGCTTGCTGTTGTAGTCCTTGAGCTCCTTGAGCTAAAGCTCCTGCCTGCTGATAACCTGCTTGCTGTAATCCCGCCTGTGCCTGAGCGTTAGCTAATGCCTGTTGTGCGGCATTCATTTGATTAGCATATAGATTTTGAACAACTCCTTCTCTGCCTTGAGCAGTTTGCTGGGTAAGTCCTTGTCCTCCTGCTATTTGAGCAATTGTATTAGCATATTGATTTTGAAGATTTTGAATATTTTTATATGCTTCTTGGATATTTGGATTATTAGCCGCTTTAGCTAATTCTTCTTGATATTGCTGATATTGCGGATTATATTGCTGAGGAGTATTTCCTAAAGCCCCTATATAACCAGGATAAGTTGCGGCTGTAGCAGAATAAGGATTAGTTTCTCGCATAGCTGTATATGGATTAGTCGTAGGAGTAAAATCTGTTTTAGTAACATCATTAGTCATAGTCTGATTATCATTTTTTGTTATTCCTGTATTCTGTTGACTTTGTGTTTGGATTTTTAATGGTGCATTAGTATTTCCGAACTGGTCTTTTTGTCCAGGTATAGATTGCATTTTAGAATAATCAATAGGATTAGATTGATTTGTATTTTGAGTATTAGAATTCAATCCTGCTGCCTGTTGACCTTGCTGAATAATCTGATTTCCTCTTTGTGCTGATTGATTAATATAATTACCTGCTTTATTTAAAAAGTTTCCTAAATTAGATACTAAGCCGCCTAAACTCCAATTATTATTAGTTGTAGGTGGTTTAATAAGACCCTGTGTCATTTTTGGATAAGAAAAATCAGGGGTATTTATTTTTCCGAGTATAGTGTTTATCTGTGCCATATTATTTTGCAAATATATATAAGTTTGGATTAGTTTGTATTGGTGAATCAGATAAATCGACATTTACCTGTTTAGTTGCAAGATATTTTTTCATTTGATTATATCTTTCATTAAATAAATTATTGTAAATAGTATATCTGTCCGTGTCTTTAACTATTGAAGAAAAATAGACTTTTAATGCTCCATATACTATAGCATCGTGAAAATCTGGAGAAAGCAGAGGGTATTGTCCTATAAGCAAAGTTCCACCACCGGAAGATGTAGGAACATTAACTATTGGTTTAACTAGAGTTAAATGAGTATTATCTGTAATGCTTTGAACTTGATATGCTAACCCGTCTCCTTGTGGGGGATTAGCTGTAAAGAATATATTAGCGAAAGTTAAATCTACCCCCGCAGGAAATAGTCCAGTGGTATTCCAAGTTGTTCCACTTCCAACTACTGCATTTGAGCCTACCACTAATCCTCCTGATGCTATTGTTCCTGCTGTGTAATCTTCGTATGTCATATCAGGAACAGCCACCTGACAGTTTAATGTTATTATTTCATTTGATGTTGCAGGAATAGGCCAGAATCCAATTTGATTATTATAAACATAGAAATAAGCTGGAATTGATGATGTATATGGAAGTGCATTTAATTTAGTCCATTCTTGAATAGATTGAACTGGTGCTGGGGAATAAACTAATTGTCCTATAGTTATTGTTCCATTTTTTATTTTAGAAACATTAGCCGGCAACTGATAAAACTGGACACCAATGCAAGAAATACTTGCCGATGTTTGAATTGAAGTTGTTGGAGTTTGCCAGTTTATCGCAGTTGATCCCTGAGTAAAAAATACCGTTCTTTGTTCTCCATTTGAAAATACCACTAATTGTTGACAGGTTGTATTCGTCCAAGCAGATGTCAGAGTAGCAGAAGTAGATCCAGAAGCGAGATTTGAAGATGTTATATTTAGTTTTTGCGGACCAATGGTCAAAAGGGTAAAACTTCTCTCGTTATCAAAAAAATCTTGTAATAGATATTTATGCTGAATGTTAATTAAAGTCCCTGCTAATGTATTATTGGCAGTTGAACTATTCAGTGATAAATCCATAAATAGTTTTTTGAGCTGTGTGTAAGATTTCATATTATAATTATAACACTTATAGATTAAATGTAATAAAAACTGTGGAATTGCCGGCAGAGCTTGAAACGACTGTTATTGGCTGTCCAGCAATATGTTTTGTATTCGAAAGTGTCCCTGAACCCGTCATTACTCCCGCAGTTGTTGATTTGGCTATTACTGCCACCGAAGCCCCATTATTTGATATCGTTATATTTCCTGCCGTTGTATCCATAGAAGATATAAAAATACCCGTTATTGTACAATTTAATGGGACTATCGGGATGACTGATACGGATGTTGTCCCATTGGTTAAAACTGCACACATAGATGCTTTTGGTTGTCCGCTCAGCGAGGAATAGGCAATCTTTTGACTATCTGTCCCATTATGAGTATGCATAGGAACTGGGGATAGTTTAAACTGAGATGAGAAGTCTGTTCCTTTAATTGACTGTGAATTGTTTAATGGTGTTTGGTCGAGCATATTATTCTATATTTGAGATACCTGTCATTGGTTTAGTAGCTCCAATAATTCTTAATTCTGTTAAACGATTAAATGAAGGCGAAGATGTTTTTCCTGTTAAAATTGCTTTTACATATAACCACTGCATATTTTGCAGAGGAAATCCGAGACTATTGCCTGATACTAAAGAACCATCTCCATTAACCGTCAAAACACTGGTGAATGTACCATCTAAAGAAGATGCTACCTGTAATTCTACCGTTTCTCCGACTTGAAGCGGTTTGGCTAATTTAAATTCAATCTGTTGTGGTGTTATTGGCTTGAGTAAAGTTCCTATTGGAATAGCATCTGAAATAATATAAGATTGTCCGCCCGTGTAGGGATTTGATGTGCAAATGTCTACCCCTGAGTCAATGCTACCACTATGAACCCATCCGGCGATTATTTCATCTCCCGATGCTCCCGTGCTTAAAGCTGATACCCAACCCATAGTATATGAACCAAAAGATAATTGATGAGCTAAACTTAACGCTCCTGTTACTGGGTCAATCATCCATACTCCTGTATATGAACCAACTTGATTTCCTCCTACTGTCGCAAATATTCCAAAATATAATCTATTCCTGTTATAAATTGCTCCAGTGAATGTAAAAGTAGGTTCAAATGTGCCAGATAGATGATCAGGAACTTTTGCAAACCAGCTCACTTGTGTTCCATTAGTAATATAGATATTTCCCCTATTTCCTATAAATACATAAACATTAGTATTAACCGTCACTAAAGATTGGACATTATTTTCAGGCAATAGAATAGGAGTGGTGTTGGTGCTAATAGTATCCCAATTATAAATCGTATTTCCTATTCCCCCAATTAAGATATTTTGTCCTAGTGGAGTAAGGCACGTTACTTTATCAGTGAAAGGAAGTAGTGGAAATGTATTTGTAGTATAGGTTGATGGAGTTGCAGGGTCAAAAAGCGTTGATGAAGATGTCTGATAAAACTGAATTATATTTGAACCGTTACCAAAATAAACCGTTCCATTTGGTGCCACAATAGATGGATGTTTGTTATAAGAAGTATCAAGAACCGAACCAGACGGAGTCCACCCATAATGCCAAGTCCAATTTGCTGAATCGGTTGTTATAAAATAATCAATATATTGTCCCCTAAAAACCATTAAATATCCTTTAGCGGTTGTTCCATTAGATGCTTCATAATAAAGAAGTCCTTGTCCAAATGCATTCGTAAGTGTTGTATTTCCTGTATATTCCCAGTATCCACTCTGTGTTGTCCATTGATTTGTCCAAACCAGTCCATTGCCATCCACGAGATAATTATACAACTGATTCCTTGTCGAACTATGTGCCTTGGCAAATGCGGTCGGCATTCCCATATTATATGAGTTGAAAGTTCCAGTGCCACCTGATGTATAAGAAACTCCAACCCCTGCTTGAAATACAGACATTAAATTACACCATCCCGTCCCATTTGTTTGACTGCAATTAAACACCCAATACGGAGTATTTGTTGTAAGTCCCCCAATAGTAGTAGATGTGAAATAAATTGCCATTCCATTTTCCAATCCAGTGGCACCCGTAAAATAGATTTCTAAACCAGCACCATTGCTTCCAACGTTCGTTACCGTTGCCCCACTAAACGACGGAGAAGATGCTTTTGCCATTGAAAAGTTTATGTCTACTTCCCCCGGAACATTAGTCAAATTAACCGATTTAGCATCAGTTAATCCTTGATAAGGAGAAACACCTATTCCCCCTTGAAATCCATTTATTACTATATCTCCTGTGGATTGGTCAATTTGATACATTTTTTATAAATATTTACTTATAATTGGTGAAATAATCGGAATTAAAATCTGTATTGCCACCAGAATAACCGAACCTATCGTGGCTATTTTTGTTAGTTTTAAAGACAATTCGTTATGTCTTTCTATGTTTTTTAATTCCATAGTATTTAGGGCTTCTTGAATATGCGGTAAGTGATTAGTTATTACTTTATCTACTTTCTGGTCAACTAAATTAACCCTTTCTTTAAGGTCTCTGCTTGACTCTTCTAAAATTGATATTCTTTCTTTTTCGTTCATAGGTTTAAAAGTAATAATCTGCGACGATTTGGCACAATAATAGTCGGCGTCCAAGTATAAGTTCCTGGGGTTGTAAAAGCCCAAACATCTAAACTACCATATACTGTATGAGTTCCACCTATTGCAGAAAAAATTGTTCCAACTGGAGCTGTTATTATAACTGCACCTGAACCTCCATTACCACCAGGAGCAAGAGCCTCAGCTGTCCCACCACCACCACCAAAAAGTCCCCCTTGACCTCCACAGCTACTTGTGCCTAGCGAACCATTTGTTCCACCATAGCCCAAATAACTACCACCACCAGTTCCACTAGTAAAAGAACCAATATTAATCCAACCACTACCACCTCCACCGCCACCATAGACACCGCCATTACAACCACTAACTTCACCGTCATTGCTAGCACCATTTTGTGTTGTTCCTGCACCTCCACCGCCACCAAAACCATATCCATTTTCTCCTCCGTTTCCACCATTGTGTCCACTATCCCCTACATAAGTTCCGCCAGCAGCATTAACACCAGAGCCGCCACCATTACCAGCAACTATTGTATTATTTATAAAATAACTTTGACCACCGCTACTACCTCCACTACCACCAGCACCAACGACAACTGTATATCCAGTTTCGTAAGTGACTGATATATTATTCTTTTTACCATATCCTCCGCCAGCTCCAGAACCAGTTCCACCATTATTAGTACCTCCTCCACCTCCACCCCAACATTCGACTGTTACATTTGGCATATTATTTAATAATTTTTATATCGACTTTTTTTATTGTTGATTATTAAATGAAACTAATGCTCGGGTAGTCGTAACATATTTGATAATTATCTCCATAGTTTTTGAAGCCGTTGTAGTTGTCGGTAGAGCTGCGCCAATTCCAGCGTAATTCGTTCCAAAAGAAATAGTTCGTGCGGTGCCATTATCCGTCAAATAAATTACAAAAATATCACCAACCGAAGGAGAAGTTGCATTGTTTATAGTGATAGCATTAGCCAGAGCAGTGACATAATATTCATCGTAACTTGATTTATCAGGAGTAATCGAACTTGGAGTTGTTTGGGAGTTCTGACGAGGGCTTATTCTTTTATTTGTTAGCGTATCTGTTGTTGCTCTGCCAACAAGTGTATCAGTAGATGTGGGGAGTGTTAAAGTTCCTGTATTAACGATAGATGAAATGACTGGAGTTGTTAAAGTTGGCGAATTAGAAAATACAAGCGAACCTGAACCAGTTTCATCTGTTATTGCAGAGGCTAAATTAGAACTTGATGGTGTAGCAAGAAAAGTCGCTATACCTGTTCCAAGCCCACTAACACCCGTTGATATAGGTAGTCCTGTGCAGTTAGTTAAAGTTCCCGAAGCTGGCGTGCCTAATGCTGGAGTTACTAGTGTGGGAGAATTAAGTGTTTTGTTAGTGAGTGTCTGGGTATCGCTTAAAGTTACGGCGGTATTTACTACCCCAGTAGCGGGGAGTCCCGTGCAGTTTGTAAGAGTACCTGATACGGGAGTGCCTAATGCTGGTGTAACTAAAGTTGGCGAAGTATCCAGCACTAAAGCACCCGAACCTGTCGTTCCATTAGATAAATCTGATGCTGATATTTGCGACCACACAGGAGCCGCAGATGCCGTTCCCGTTCCCGTTTGAGATAGATATTGTTTTACTGTGGTGATATTTCCAGCTAATCTGGTAGCCGCAGGGGTTGCGTCTTCATAAATTAAATCACCTAAAGTAGTCATTGGATTTGTAAAACCAGCTGATGGTGTCTGCCAAGTGGCTGCTGTTGAAGATATGGCGGTTAATACCTGTCCAGCAGTTGGAGCGGTTGCTTCGGAAACATTGACTACTGTCGTAGCGGAATTAAGAGCATCTGTTTTGGCTGATTTTCCTGTAGTGTCTTGATTGAGAATCGGAAAGTCGGAATCTGTAGCAATACTTAATTCTCCCGTTGAAGTAGTTGATTTTAATATACCTGTAGCCAATGAAGCAGTTCCTGCGGAATAATCCGTTCCTGCAACCGCAGCAGATATTGCCGTTCCATTCCCCTTGAGTAGTCCAGTTATTGTCGTGGATAGAGTTATTGCTGGCGTAGTATTTGGAGTATCTACTGTTCCCGCAAATCCATTAGCTGAGACAACGGATACATCCGTTACATTTCCTGAAGGCAAATCACATAAAACCCTATGAGTAGTCGGATCTATGGCTACAGTTACAGGAGTGGATAAATCTACGGAGCTTACTCCTAATAATGTCGGTATAAAATTTTGGTCTCGTGATGCTTGCATATTAGTGTAAATTTATTAAAAGTTTATTATTAGCATCTGCGTATGCTATCACTGGAGTGCTAAAATCTGCCGAAGAAACCCCTATCATAGTAGGAACTCCGTTATCATCGTGTATAGCATTATTTGGTCCTAAATCAATGCCCGTTGTTCCATCTGATATCCGAAGTGCGTGAGTTATTGGATTAACGGCTATTTTGACGATGGTCTTTCCATCAGATTCTAATACTGCAGTTTTTGTATTTATGAAATTATCATCTTTTGATGCGTTCATATTTTTTATATTATTTTATTCTATTAAGGGCTCTTTCAAGTGTTGCTCTTTGGTCTGCCAATCTTATTTTTTCTATCTTTAACTCTTCTTCTTTTTGTCTATTTTCTTGCTCTTTTTTTTCTAATTCTTTTTCTTTTGCCGCTATTCTTTTTTCTTTCAATTCAATTTCTTTTTCGGCGTTTTCTCTAAACTTGATTGCTTCTTCCCGTATTTTTCTTGCTTCCAATAAAGAATTTTTACTATCTATACTATCATTAGAAGCTCTTATATGAAGTCTGTTTGCTTCTTCTTCGTGTGTAGCGGCTCTTGCTAAAGAGTCTTTTGTTTCTTGAATTGTAATGGCTATGTCTATTTCTTCTAATTTCACTTTATGCTCTCTTTCCTCGATTTCTTTTTCTTTTTTCTCTAAAGCGGCTTTAAGTTTTTCTAAATTAAGTCTTTCTTCTTTGGATAAAGCAGTCTCGGTCATCATTTCTCTACGCAAATCATCCGCTTCTTTTTGAATAGACTCTTTTTTAGCCAATAAATCCGCAATCTCTTTAGTAATGGCGGAGAGGGACTCATTACGAAACTTATTGAGAGCTTCTTCTTCTTTTGCTTTCAATTCTCGTAATGAATCCACTTTACGACTTATTTTAAGTCCCTCCGCTATCACTAATGATTTTTCGGCATTTTGGGCTTTAATTATTTCTGATTTTGGAAGTAATTTAATTCCCATAATAATTTATTCCCTTTTGCCTTTTAATGCCCTCTCTCTTAAAGAGGTTTTTCTATCAATCGCCTCTGTATTTAATTCTCCTTCTTCATTTCTCGTGAGCTTATTTTCGATTGGCTCGATGGGAGCATCTTTTACCTCAGCTTTTGCTGCCGGCAAAGGCTCTAAACATCTTTGAATGTAAGGAGCTAAATCATTTATAGAATAAGAACCGGCTTGATGTATAGAATTTAATCTTACAGTACCATCTGAATTTCTCTCTTGTTTCATTAGTCTATTATATAATTCGGAATTTCCGAATACCTTTTGAGCTAAATCAAGAGCGAATTTCTTTCTTATTTGTTGTATTTCAAGAGGCGTTTGATTTGGGATAAATATAGGAGAAGTGGTTTTAGCAGGAAATCTATATTCTTTGCTTCCCCACTTTGCTATAAAATCCTCATCTGTCCAATTAGTAAATCTAAACGTTCCATCAAAATCTTCAGGAAGTGTAGATTCATAACTCATTATGTTTTTTTCGTACATAGTTTTTGCCTTTTCAGGCTGTTAGACGTTTTTCAACGATTTTTAATTTATTTTTACAGATTGATATATGCGAGGTCTGCTTTAGCGGATGTTCCGGCAATAGCCATATATCCGAGTACATTACCTGTTACCAATGTACCAGATCCACCAACTGCTAACTGACCAACCGCACCAGCGGTAGCAGCAGAAGCGGTGATTGCAACTCCGACTCCGGGAGCCGTGGAATCGCATAATACTGTAGAAACTCCTTTTGAAACCAAGAAACCAAAGCTCGAAGCAGGAATAGCATATAATGCAACTCCGCAAGAAACATTTGTTCTGGTTGTCGGGCTAACTATTACATTTGAACCGTGAGCGGGAACCAAGGAGATAACCGAAGCTGTGGTTAAGGCAACTCCAGGATTATCTTCTAAAGTGATTTCAAGGTTAGTTGAACCGCTAGCCGCTGGATGGCTGGCAATTCTGAGCATCTGACCAATGCCAACTCCGGACTGAACATAGGCAAAACCACCAGCGTACTGATTAGCAGTTACGGCTGTTGCTCCAAGAGTAACTTTTACTTTTGCAGGAACATTTCCATTTGCAGAATAAGCAGTAAATGAAACGGTTGTTAATCCCTGATGATCAGCAATCAAAGCCGCATCTTGGTATAAAAGACCAGCGACTGTTGTAGTGGCCGGAGAAGTAGAAACCAAGATAACTTCTCTTCCATCTGACAAATCCCAGCGAGTTCCTACCAAGGAAGCGAGACTTGCATCTTTCGAGGATTGGAATGAACCTCCAGCTACTAAAGCTAATGGTCCAGTTGCTCCTCTTTGTGTTATTTGTGACATATCTTTTTTAATTTAATTATTTAGACCTTTTAAGCAGCAGTTGTGATTGATGTCCAAGTAGTTCCTCCATCTGTATTGATATACAAACGAGTAGAAGAACTTGATCCATCAAGACGGATATAGATTGTTCCTTTCGCTGCGGAATAAGTCGGCTCTCCATTACCGGCAGAAATACCAATTCCAAGTAATTCGAATGCCGGGTTAAAATCTTTAATATCTGCCATAGTAGTGTTTATTTTAATTCACCACGGTTAGATACCTTGGATGCCTGTAAGCACGCCCTGACGAAGGGGAGCTATACAAATTAACTGTCCACCAAGAATCATAAATCCATTTATGGCTCCTTGGTTATAAGATTTAATCATTCCAGTCCAGGTGAAAGCATCTCCAGGAGCATACATTTTATCCTCATAGACGTTTCCTTCAATATCTTTAGCTTTTGGAGAAACTCTCTCACCCTCCCACCATTTCAATCCATAGAAATCTAAGAATTTAAGGTTGAGCATATAGAAGTTTCCAGCAGCAACTTTCTTATCCTTGGAGATAATCATACCATCCCATCTCTGTTCGGAATAACCAGAAGTCTGGGCAACTGTCCTCTCTGAAGGCCTAAAGTCCTGATTGTTTCTCTGGAACGGGGTCTGTAACTGTTCAAAAAGTCCCCAGGTGTTGTAATCGGTGACTATAAAGTCAGGAATTACAGAACCATCTGAGATTGAATTATGAAGAGTTCTGACCTGTGCCAAAGAAATTTTATTGCCTGTAGCTGCAATAACAGAAGCATTTAATCCGCTATAGGAAGCTCTTGAGAGTCCTCCATAAGTAGGAGCTATTGTTCCGTTATCAACGGTGTTGGCCAATCCGTTTGGAGCTTTACCTCCAAAAGAAGTACCATCACCTTGCAAGAGATTTCCGATATCATCGGCAGCGTCTTGCGCTCTGCTTTCCATAGTAACCTTCATAAGATTGAGGGTTTGCAATGGAGTTTTGTTAATTGACAAGTCTGAACCAGCTAATGCAACGTTAGTCGCCACAAAGGACGGATAAAAAGTCATATTAACTGATGTTGGCTGTTGTGTTATCGGCAAAAGATCAAAACCATTAAATGCTACGGAAGAAATGCCTTTTTGATATTTAATCGCAAAAAGCATCTGAGCACCGTCCCATTTCTTAGTCTTTGACATTAATTTGCCGAAGAAATAGTTGTCCTAATTTGTTATCGCAATTTTTTTAATTATTGCATCATGAGTTTTATTTATACTGGGTTAGATATTTTAGTGCTTTTTCTAAGAAATCTTTTTTTTCTATGTGTCCAAGCGACATATTACAGCTATCACATAAAAGTCCTCTTACTTTCCCTGTTATGTGGTCGTGGTCAATATTCATCGCTCGTCTCTTTGCTTTTGCACCGCAAATAGCACACCTTTGACCTTGTTTTTTAAGCATTTCATAGTATGTATCAGGAGATATTCCATAAGCACGTATTCTAGAATTTCTAGTATATAACTTTCTTTTCTCTGGATGTTTTTCTGTCCATTCTTTCCATATACCATACTATTTGATGCTTTTCAAAGTTCTCATGTTCAGACTATATCATCACCTTTTCGGTGTTGGGCACTCGTGGGTCAACTCTTTTTGAGTTGTCGCCAGATTTCTTGGCGAAGATTATATTCTCTTGCGAGTTTCACTACCTAGTCGTTAGAGGTTTATAAGATTTTAACCTTATACTTCCTACGGGATTGTCCTTTGTGGAGTTTCCCCGTTTCACCCAATTTTAATTGCGCAACACTTATTTACGCAACACTTGGTCAACCATAAACGGTGCCAAGTACTGGTTTGTAGTCGTTGTGACATTAATTCCAGGGGCTATCATATTTTTGTTTATTTATTAATTTATAATTTTTTTTAGTCCCTAAAATGATTTTTTTTTAGATAATACCGTTTTCTCTCAATGTTCGTTCGAGTGCGTCTTGCGAGATTTTTGATTCTTTAGAACCTCCACGAGACATTGAACGAGAAGATAATTCTTTAGCTCTGCTTGATGATTTTTCTTTATTGGCAAGATATATTTCGGCGACTGAGTCCACATCTGCATATTCTTTGATATTTCCTTCTCCATCTTTAGGAGATAATTTCTCCAAAAGTGTAAAAATACCTTTTCTTACAGATTCATCGGACATATCTATTCCGTAATCGTCTTCCCATTTATCGGATATTTCATCAAGAGTTCTTTCTTCTTCCTTGATTTGTTGAGCTTCTGCTTCTTTTTCGGCTTCAAGTTTTTCAATAGCCTTTTTAATAGCAGATTCTTCAACTCCTCTGAATGCTTCGATTAGAAGATTTGTTGCTTCCTTAGCTTCAGGGGTAGCATCGCCGTATATTCTTTTTATACGTTCGATATACTCCGATTCCTCGGTTGTGCCTCTGATTTGCTGTGCCTCTTGTATGGCTTGCAATCGTGCGGCATAAGCAATGGCTTCTTCTTTGGTTCTCTGATATTTCTCCAGCAACCTTCTTTCTCGGCGATTTTTAGCTTTTAACTCCATATCTTCCTCTGATTCTTCTTTTTCAGGAGCTTCTTCGGTTAATGGAGCGTCAAGCACATTATTATCTTCTTTTGTATCTAATTCTTTTAGGAACTTTGACTGTTCTGACTGTTCTGACGCATTTTGTTCTAATATATTTTGTTCTGACATATTTTTTTTGCTTTTTCAAGCTGTTAAACCCTTCGCAGGGATTTGTATTCAAGCCATTCTTTTACGCCTGTGACTTTACGAAAGGCGAATGTGTTATCTTGTTTTTCTATTTAATTCAGCCAGTCTACGCATAGTAAATCTATTTTCGTGTCCTTCATATCTGTCGTTGCGGAGAGCCCTTTTTTCTTTCGCTATCGGGCTATTTATTTTTCTTTCCAACGCTTTCCCCTTGGCATTCAGATTGTAAACCTTCCCACTTCCAGCAGCAGGGATTCCTCCATACTTTCTGAATGACTGAGTATTTTTCATATACTCGGCGTGTTTTTTTAGGAAATCCTCCGATTCGTCTTTTTTCATATACTTTTAATTTCTCTCAAATGATGTTTTTCTTGCGGTAAAATCCTTTCATAAATTGACCGCTCACGACCTTTTGATTTTTTAATTGCTTTTTTATATTCACTTATACCTTCTTTCTCGTCCTTTTCAAAAGCTATTTTTCTTTTTAATGCTTTTGTTTTAGCCTTGTAGTCCATATGCTTCATTTGGTTCGTTATTTTCTTCTTTCTTTTTATGTTTTTCTGCGCGTCTTTCTTCTGTTTCGTGGGCTTTAAAATATTCTTTTTCTTCGTCTTTATGTAGTCCGTACACTTCTTGTTCGAGTTTCATATTTATTCTTCTTCTTTTTCTTCTTTACGACTTTTTTTCTCTTCCAATTTATGTTTAAGGGCTTTTGATTTGGCTTCGTGTTTCTTTTCCTCTTTTTCTCCTTTTTTAGTCTCCTTGTTGCCTTTCATAAAACCAAGTTTATTCATAATTTTATATGGAATATCTGATTTAGCTCCGTATTCTTTTTTAAGTTTTTCTTCTAAGAATTTTGGCATATTTTTTATTATTATTTAATTTTTTATTATTATTTAATTATATAACTTATTTTATTTTTTGTATAAAATGTGTGGATTATTGGGGTAATTGAATTTGTGATAATGCCGCTGATGCTGGCTCTAAAGAGGGTGGATTAGGTGCTTGCGGCTGTTGAACAGGCATTCCTCCTTGTGGTTGTCCTTGTGGTATTTGAGGTTGTCCTTGGGGGGCTTGTACTTGTGCCTCTTGTGCTATTCGTGCCATCAGGTCTGGGAAGTTCATTTTCATATAGGTCATCGGATCAAGTTTAAATAGCAATCCATCGGAAGCTGCATCATCTGGGTTGGGGAAGTCTAATGTTTCTAATAATACCTTTGGTCCAATAGCTCCTGCTTTAAACAAGTTTTGAGCCATATTCATCTTGCTTATCTCATCTTTTGGCTTCATTGAATTTGGAGATACCGAGACAATAAGCTGTCTGTCAATATCCTGTGAAGATAAGACAATATATTGAGTGGCTCTTCCAAGTCCCATAATCGCTCCAAAATGCTTCTCATCATAGAATACGCAATATAACTGCACTAACCAGTTAAATATAGTTTTAGCCACTTGCTCTATAGCGTCTCCTATTCCGCCTCCAATGCGAGATGTATCGTGGGCTTGATTTAGTATCATACCCCTTGCAGTTTCATCTGCTTTTGGAGGCTGAGATGCTATACCTTGAACTCCCCAAGATGATTTTAGATTGTTTTTATTATTTTCTAATTCATCAAAAAATGCCGCTGGCAAGTTCGGTGCAGGTATGCGAACGATTGCCTCTCCTATTGATCCACCGGCAGGAACTAAAACCTTACCAACACCCTTGGTTAATGCGTTAGCTGCCTGTTTAGCCGTCTCTTGGTTAAAATTATTTTCTGAAAATGCTATGCCATTATTTGCTTGTGATAGATTAGAATCTATCTGCTCCGTCCTTCTGGATATTAGGTATTGATTAGGAATGTTCTGTTCAATTAATCCTGTTATGTCGTGTGGCTGTTCTTGTAAAGAAAATACTGATAGGAACACATATGGTTTATGCGGAGCAGCAAAATGATTTCTCTTTTTAACTGGAATTAACTGCCCTAAAATATCTTCTTCTTTTTCCTCTTTGTAATTAAAATACTCGTTTTTATGTTTATCTAATATAATATCTTTGAATGTTGAGAAGCAATACTCATCTGTCCACCATTCTGTATAGGTTACTTCTGTTCCTAATTTGCCATTAGTTTTAAGTATTATTTCTGCTTCATGCTCAGGGAATAATTCAATCAATCTTTTGGCAGTAACGTGTATTCTTTCTCCTAACCACGAACTAAAGTTCCCATAAACATCTACATAACCAGTAGGGTCAAATATAAAATCCTGTATTTTTCTATTGTCTAAATCTACATCGCCTATTATTTCTCCGTTAACTTCTTGCTCTTTCCAACCGACTTTAATTACCCCCAAATGATAAATACTCCATTGCCTTACCATAACACCTAATCTACGCCTGAGTAATAACTGGTCTGCATGGAACTGGAGCATTCCTTGAACTGCTTTAGATATTGCATTACCTTCTGGAGAGTTATCGCTATAAACAACTGGAGTGGGTTCCTCTGATAGCGAGGCAGCTAAAAATGTTTCCTCTGCTTCAAATTGCAAATTAGCAGCCGTAACTGTGTCATCTTCAATCAAAGATCCATCTTTATTTCTACCTAAATATGAATTTAAGTTTCTCTTAAATATAGGAGTCATCTTTGCCTCGTATGGGGCATAGATTTTTTCCCAATCGTCACGAAGTTTTAATAATTCCTCATCGGATATGTCTAAATCAAGCACGTCTACTTTTTCGCCTGTTACTCCTTCTAATTCCGAACCACTTTTGGAATTAATTTTATTATCGCCCGATTCTATTAAATCGGCGACTCCTTTTATATTCGCGGTAAATGATGTTTCTTCCATAATTATATTTAATTATAAACCTTATTTAATAAATTGTAAAAAATGTGTGGAATGTCTTAATTTCTATCTTTTAAATATTTTTCGTAATACGGACATCCTTTATGATATTTTAGATTTTCTGGTCTCATAATCATTCCGCATACAGGACACTGATTGTTTTTAAGCATTCTCTCTTCCCTTTTTTTAGCCCTGAAGTTTCTCATCCATATTTTATTGTATTCTTTTTTTTCTTCTAATGTTTTCATAAATTGGCTGGACTACCCAGTATAACTCCCCCTTCGTTGACAATTACTCCTTTTTTAGTTCCTTTCCATACATCTTCGCCTTCAACTATTTTAGCCATTGTTTCCGCAAACTTATCCAGTCCTATACGAGCATATATTGAGCAGTGGACATAATGATCTGGTCCCGACCTTTCCCATTTAAACTCTTTCATTCCTAAAGCATTCTCTTCCCATACACGATAGATATTTAACCAGTGGCTTATGTATTCCTGCCATTCGGACTCAGTTCCATTGAATACTACTCTTTTATCCATCATTTCATCTATAAATAACTGTATTAACCTATTTCTATCTGCGGTTACTTTTCCATATTCGTTGTCTTTACCCCATTCAATCATTTCCGTTCCTTTTTTATCTCGCCTATACCATACCAAAAACACTCTGCCCGGATATTTTGCTTGTAATTCTCTTATACCTATTAAATCTCCCCCTTGGTCTGCTATTACAATTGATTTTGGCCATCTTAACATTAGCGACTCTAATTCCTTATAAGGATTTCCTTTATCTGGCATTGATAGCGTATCGTAATAGAAATAACCTTCTTTATTAGCACAAACTATATGTATTGGTAAACCTGTATCCACTCCAATAATAACTCTGCTTGATTGACTATTAACTTTCGGGCTAAGACATTTGCTTATCGTTTGGGCTGATACTTTATCTCCACCACCAACATAGGCAGTTCCTGCCACGAAATTAGCAAAGTATTCTGGGCTTTTATCTTTCTTATATTGGGCTATTTTTTTAGCAGATGTCCAAGGCGTAATCCATAATGGTATCCAATAACCAGACCAGACTCCCTCTGATGTTTTAATCCATTCGCCCATTCTTCTTTCTTCGTCTGTTATTTCGTGATGACATATTGGACAGATATACATTTCCTTATCATAGTCTATACACTTCTCGTCCATTACAAATGTCTTTCCACACGAGTGATGGATATGCCATTTCTTTTGGTCTGACTGTTTATAAATCTTATCTATTCCAAAGTCTGGTATAGATGGGTTAGAAAAGAAAGCCTTTTTTGGGTTATTTATAGCCTGCAAACGAGAGTCGTATTGTTCAATAACCGAACTCTTGCACCTATCCAATTCATCTACAATAAGTTTTTTAGCTGAAATCATTAACGCAGCTCTTTCGGTCCAGCTGCCTTTGTAGTAAATCGTTGCCCTACCAAACTTCTTCTGTTCTACGCTATCCTTATCTGATGTCCATTTCTGTAAAATGGGATTATTGCCTATTATCCTATTAGTTTTACCACCTGAAAACTGCTTAACATCGTCTGCTGTGGGCAATACATAAATAATATCTATATTTTCGTTATATGCTTCAAATGCTGATTTTAATATTTCGTAAGTAGTAAATCCTATCTGAGCCGCCTTCATAGCACACATAAACGGCGAATTATCGGCGTATATGTCTAATAAAAATCTATAGTTATTAAAATTAAGAGGTTCTCCACTCTCTGTTTTTATATTATTCTTGATTATCCAAGCGTTTATATTTACACGCTCAATTTTGTCCAGAATGTTTGAGGAATTCATTGAATTGATTTGATAATCTTTCTAATTCTTTAGCGTTTTTTTCGCTTTCCTCATCGGGTATTATTTTAATTTCCTCTGGAGCCTTACCATATATTCTGTCGTGAATATCTTTATAAAAATTGAAATTGCCGTCTTTGGCTTGCTTGAATGCTACCTTAAGCAGTAATTTTCTAGCTTCACTTTTGGTCATTCCATTCTCTTTAGCTATTTCTTCCACCGCTTCGTCAAAGTCTGTTTCAAAGTTTCTTGTTCCCAATGCTTTTCCACCAAGTTTAGGATGTCCTACCTTGAAAGTTCCATCTGGATTTCTTTCCACTGAATTACCACCATTTATGGTTTTTTCTGTGTCTTTGTCCATATTGACATTTATTATTTACCATCGTGAACTAATAACCTTTGCAATACAACTTCGGGACTAATATCTCTTACTTCAATTAACTTTCCAAACTTTTGCATATACCCTTTCCAGTTTCCGTCTTCCTGTTGAATAATTGATATTGCTTTATTGTTTTTTATAGGGTCAAATTCTATATTTTTTTCCATATTATCTTATGTTAATTACTTTATTAACTATATTCGCACACTTTGAACACATATCTTCTTTACTTAATGCTCTTTCCCCCGTTGGTAATGTAATTGCCTGCTTTTTTAGGATAAATCTTATTTTCTTACAGTATTTACACCGTCCTATTATTTTCATTGTAGTATTTTTATTAATTAGTAACCTTTTCTTCTATTGGTAAAGTTATTACTGTTCCTATTGTTAGAATAGAGGCTGCTACGCCTATAGCATTTTTTATAGAATTTATCACGACATCTGTTGGGTCTACAATTCCTGCATCAAACATATCTACTATTTCTCCGGTTCTTGAATCAAACCCTTCGACACCTTCTATGACTTCTGTTATTTTTCCAGTTCTTAATTCAAATCCTTTCTCAGGTTCTAAAATTTCTATTTTTTCTGCAAGGTCTCTTCCCGTATTTAATATAATCTGATTTATTGGAGTTATAAGGGCTTCTTTAAGTATTCTGCTGCCGACATCTGTGTCTTTTAGCTGTCTAGATACATTTAGTAAAGTAATTCCGCCTCCAGGAACTACACCATTTTCTAAAGCACAACTTGCGGCATTTATAGCATCTTCAACTTTCAATCTCCTGTAATATAGGGCTTGTTCTGATACAGCTCCCACAAAATACCTCGCCGTCTGAGTGTTAAGTCTACTTGCTCTTAATAGAGATTTATCGCTTCCTTCGGCTATTAAATCGGCTATATGTTTAGTTATATCCTGTATGCCGTCAATAAAAGTATTCTCTTTGGTCACTCTAATACTTCCAAACTTCCCCAAGTGTTCTTCTGTCATATCTTTAATTTGAATACCCGATAATGCGTCAATTATTTTTGCTCCACTGGCCAAGCTTAAATCTTCCCACCATTCATCTTTCCAAAGGACGGGCATTTTAACAACCAAACTTCTAAAACCTCTCTGTTGCTGAGTTAGAATTAAATGAACTATCGCTGGAACTTCTATTTCATCACAGAAAATAACAATATCTTTTATTCCTTTTGAATTTAATTCTTGAAATAGATTTCCAAAATCTGCTCCTGTAGTAATCTTTTGTCTTATCAGTGCTACTAATGGGTCTTTTATGTTTGCTACTGTAGAAAACTCTGTTGGGCTAATCATATCACCCATATAAGGCGATGCATAGGTTGCTCCATTTATTTCAAGTCCCGTTCCTATCGTATAAGAATCCTCTGCTGTTTTTGATATATCCAAATGGATAATCCCTTTTGGTCCAATTTTTTGATAAATCTCTTGAATTGTGTCTCCTATTTTTTTATCTTCTGCAGATATAGATGCTACCTGAGATACGGTATCTACCGTTATATCTCTTTTTTGGTCTTTGATTGCTTTTTCTATTGTAGGTATTAAACCTTCAAGTGATCTTTTTATTTCCATCGGACTGGCTTCTTCTAAATGTTTCATTCCTTCTTCAAGTATTGCCGATGTTAATACGCAAGTAGTTGAGCTTCCATCGCCCGAACTTTTATTTGCTCGTGATACTGCCTCATTGAGTATTTTTCTACCCATTTCTTCTATTGGGTCGGCTAATTTAATACTACTGAGAATAGTCGCGCCATCGTTGGTTGTAGCCTGTCCCGGACTTTCAATTGTTTCAATTAAGCTATTTTGTCCGCTCGTTCCAAGTGTTATAGCAACGGCATTAGATGCCTTTCTAACACCCGACATTAACTTTTGACGAGCTATATCTCCTGTGAATATGTTGTCTGTTTTCATTTTATATTTTTATGTTTGGATATTCTCTTTTGAATAATGGGTCATTAGCTCTCAATATGTCTCTTATGTGATAACTAAGAAACAAATGAGATGGCATATCATTAGGAAAGTGTTTCTTCATTCCACATCTTTCACATCTTTCTAATACACCAGATTTTGTTTTTTCTACCTCAATCCATTTATGAAGCCACCCTGGCTTACATACACTATTTTGGTATTTCGTCTTCATATTCTATTGCTCTTACATCGTCCATTTTCACAAGCCAAAAGTATTTATCACCCTTCCCTGTAGGATACTTGCTCGCAAGCCACGAGTCAAAATATACCTTCTTGCCAACCAAATTATCAAATAAACTATTTTTTTGATTGTGTTCAGGAACCGCTTTTACTACTCCAATCTCTTCATAGCTCCCCTTATCTAAAGGAATAAACGAATCGTGTTTTAATGGCTCTATGATTATATGTCCGTTAATTGGTTTTATCATTGATTTTAATTTCTTCGTTTAGTAAGTCTCTTTCTTCTTGAATTATTATTGCCGGCTTTTTACGGATAGTTGAAATATCTTTGATTAGATATTTAAACATTTTATCATCTGGATTACTTTCCACTCTATATTCAGAAAGTTTCCATATATTTTTAATTCGTTTTAACAAATTCATCTTTTTTCTCTGAAATATCTACTAGAGTATTTTGAATTTTAATATCAAAACCACCGTCTTTATTTGGAACAAACATCGGAAAAGTAGCCAAATCTATTTGATGTTTTTTGACTAATTCTCCGTATTCTTTAATAAAAGAGTTTTTCCTTTCTTCGAGTTTTTTCATATTATTAATTATACACCTTTTTAATTATTTAATCAAC